GTGGAACGTCTACTCCGATAGTATGAAGAATAAATCTACCTGTTCTTGCTGGCTCGTATTGTATGTGTCTAAAATCAACCATTGGGACACCGTTAAAATAATGATAGTCCACATTTACTATGGGATTATATTTCCCAAACTTAAAATTTTTAACTCCCATGTCTTTTTTTAGGTAATATACAAAAAAAGGGTGATAAAATCACCCCTTTTTATTATTTAACCTTTTCTTTTCGGTCTCTTTTTTTATTACCTTGTCTTACAAGTTCATTTGCTGCGTATGTGGCCATTACACCATCGTGTTTACATCTTGCATGGTAACCCATACCTTCAACCATACCAACAGCTTGTCTTAGAACAGTATTTGAACCGTATCTTGAATCTGGGTTTAAGTCGATGTCAATCCATTTTGGCGCCTTGATTCCGTTTTCTTTTAAGAATTCAGCAATTTCAATACCTTTCCATACTTCAGTTAATAATCTAACTGGTGTATTTCTTTCAAATGGCACAACATCACGAGTACAAATTACGTGTCCACCGTGGCCTGGATGATATAGAACAATAACAACACCATAAATGGTTTTATGTGTTCCATAACTTTGTGAGTCACATCCAATCAAAATTTCAATGTCCTTGTTTACCAATAAGTATTCCTTAATGTATTGAATTACATCAGGAATTGGTACTTTACTAAGTGTTCTAAACTGTCTCATTTTTTACCCCTTCCTTTTTTACATCATTCCAATTTAATTGATGGTAGATGTTATTTTAATAAATAGTTCCTTATGTTAAGAACTCAATTATTTTATTTTTAATGCCCGTTTGTTTAATTCCTTCATAAACGGTTGGACACCAGACAAAATTATCTAATCCATAGACATTATTTTCTCTCATGTCTGTTTTGGTTATTCCCATAAATAAATCATCTACGGCAACCCAATGTGTTACTTCAGGATGTTTGGATAACCAATCTTTTATCTCGAGTATTCTAGTTTGTTCGAGATCATAATTATGATCCCATTTGAAATCACTCGGAACTTCAACATCGTTAATTGTTGGAGTAAAATCGATAGGTTTCTTTATAATACCATGATGTTCATAGTATTCCCCCATTTCTTCTACTGTTGCCCATATTTTCCAATCGGATGACACTACAATTTCACATTCCGTTTTTTCTATAATTTCATTTAAAACTTTAATAGCTTTTTTATCGAAATTATCAAAACGTTTTAAAACTGAATCATCAGTTAAATGACCTTTACCTTTTTTGAATCTTGTTCCGAAGTTACTCATTAAACAAATAACGCCATCATGATCTAAAAACAATACTTTCATAACATTTTTTTTTTATCTAAATAAAGATACAAAAAAAAATTAACATTACGAATTTAATTTAACAAAACTTTCGTTCTCTATTGCTTTTCTGATATATCTCATTAACGTGATACCACGATATTCATTCACAAATGTTGTAGTTCCAACATCGTCTTTATCATTCATATCAATTGAAAATTGATATACATCATCGTTAACAAATAAATTGTAGTATAATACTCCAGCAATAGCATGGCTAAACTTGGCGGTTGAATTTGTTACCGCATCTTTCAATGTTATCATAATAAAAATATTTAAGTGATTAGTACCGAGTATCAGCATCGAACTGACCTATTCTTCCTTATGAGAGAAGATGTTCACCAAGAACACTCGGTATTTAGTTAATTTGGGGTGAAAGACGGGACTCGAACCCGCATTATCCTTTCGGAATTACAGAACCACAATCTGTTCGGCGACCTTTACCGGCTACAAACACCATATAAAAGTATTTTCATACTTGCGGAAGATACCGGATTCGAACCGATGGGCCGAATTAACGACCACAGTTTAGCAAACTGCTGCAATAACCGCTCTGCCAATCTTCCATTAATTTTGTCGGCTGACCCAGATTCGAACTGGAATTACAAACTTATCAGATTTGCGTCCTAACCTATTAGACGATCTGCCGAATTATTGCCGGTAGTTACCGGAAGATTTCATAACATTCTGATATTCAATCAGAGTTGGTATTGAAAAATTACCGGATATTGCCGGATGTTGTGACGATGGGACTCGAACCCATATTACCTTTTCGGCCCAGTGTATCAGACTGGTGACTCAACCATTCATCCACGTCACAATATAATAAACATAAGACCAAGTTCGTTACCAATAATTTGTTAACATCTTACATATGCCTATTGCTTGGCAACCTATGTTTTGTAGCTCCTATCCGATTCGAACGGATGACCTTCTGTGTGTAAAACAGATACTCTGAACCAACTGAGTTAAAGAGCCATATTTTTTTGGTGGCTAATACCGGATTCGAACCGATGATCTTCTGTATGTAAGACAGACGCTTTAAAACCAACTAAGCGAAGAAGCCAAAAATTAATTTCTATGCACACTTTTAAGAAAAGCCTATGAAATTATAACAGTCTCAAACACGAGGGAAGGGTGGGATTCGAACCCACGATGAGCTTACGCTACCGGATTAACAGTCCGGACTTTTCGGCCTCTAAAGCAACCGACCCATAGTTTAATTCAATTTCTTTTTTAATTCAGCAATTTTTGTAAGATAATCACTAACACTAATTTCTTTTGTATTCGACACTTTTTGTGTTAAGCTTTTTCTCATTTCACTTTCAAGTCTATTGATTTCCTCTTCTAACTTGATTCTTTTTTTGTCGATTTTACTCATAACCACCATGTATTTCTTTATGACAATTTGAACATACTAAAATGCACTTATCTAATTCTAATTTAACTTTTTCCCAACTTCTCGTATAACCTTTTTCTGCTATTCCAAAATCTTTTTCGCCTGAATTATGATGGAATTCTAATGCACCAATAAATCGATTATATCCACATTTAACACATTTTCCACCTTTATATTCAACGGATTTTATTTTTAAAACTTCTCTTCGTTTTTGTACTGCGTCAACCGCACATTTTTTACATCTATAACGACCATCATTTCTAAGAACAAAATCAGTTAATCCATGTTTTTTACATTCTCGTTCCATATTTCTTTTTAATATAAATATAGTGATTAACGTAAAAAACTAATCATTGCGGTGAGGGAGGGACTCGAACCCACGGCCCTTTGCTTAACAGGCAAACGCTCTAACCGACTGAGCTACATCACCATTTGTGTTTTTGTGGTCTGAAACGGAATCGAACCGCTGACGCGAGGCTCTTCAGGCCTCCGCTCTACCAACTGAGCTACCAAACCATAATAAAAAGGATATTCCCGAATAAACGTCCAATCCCTTAGGCCTCTTACGGGCTTTTTCAAGACTTAGCAAACTACCCACGCGGGAACGTGTATTGTTCCGTTTACATATCCTATGTGGGGATGGGCAGGATCGAACTGCCGCTAACGACCTGGATTTTCAGTCCAGCGCTCTTCCAACTGAGCTACATCCCCATAATTTTAAGTCGGGAAGACAAGATTCGAACTTGCGACCCCATGGTCCCAAACCACGTACTCTACCAACTGAGCCACATCCCGATAATTTTGAATTTCTACGCTTCTGTAAACAGCTCTATGAAATACTAACAGTCCCAATGTCGGAATAGTGAGACTCGAACTCACAATAACCCTCATTCCAAGTGAGGTAACCACGCCTAATTGGATCGCATCCCGATAATTGTTATTTTTGCAGTCCCCGTGAGACTCGAACTCACAAACCCGTAGGGCATCAGATTCAAAATCTGACATGTCTATCCATTCCATCAGAGGACAATGTGTTGTTCTACTAAGGCTCGAACTTAGACTCTTCTGAACCAAAATCAGACGTGTTGCCGATTACACCATAGAACAATTTTGTAAAAGAATATTGTTTATCCTTTATTAAAAAAATGAACTTCGGACTTGTGTACCGAATTGAGACCCTTTAATTCTTCACTAACCCCAGGTGTAGTCTGTTCATTTTTTTTGCGGAAGCCGTGAGGCTCGAACTCACACGCCGTTTAACCGACCTAATAGTTTTCAAGACTATCCTCTTAAACCAATTTGAGTAGACTTCCATTTTTTTATTACACTACCATCATTTCAAAGAACCATATAAAACAAAAAAACCCGAACTTTATTTGTTCGGGTTTCTTTTATAATGAGTAAACTATTTCACTTCATACATAAAATCCATCCGAACACTTCACCATTGGTGATTGCACATTAATATTAATACCGTTATGACTAAACGGGTTCATAATACTAAACGATTGCGATATGTTCATGATATTTTTCATCTTATTGTTTTTTATAAATATACTGTTTTTTGTTTAATTCCTAATTACTGTACAAATATACGAATAATTTTTTAATCTGCCAAGTGTTTTAGTACTTTTTTTCTTTTTTTTTTAATTATCGGGAAAACTCCTTATTTTAAAGGTGCTTTTCCGATAATAGTTACTTCATCTAATAAAAAACCAAACTTGGTTGAATCAGAATCAGCGATTTTTTCACTTTTACTCTTTGTTTCAAAATTCTTTACTCCAAATGAGTTTACATTTACTGTTATAACACCAATGATGATTACAACTGCAATGACTAACTTAACTAATGTACTTTTTTTCATCTTTCTTTCTTTAATTTATACAAATATACTTAATATATATCAGATAATCAAAGAATAAGTGTCAAAATTACATTAATGTTTCATCATTTAAATGTTAAATCAGTAGCGAAGGTGGGAATCGAACCCACAACCTTGAAGATATAAGCTTCCTGCGCTCACCCTTGCGCCACCCCGCCATTATTTACCGTTGTACGGTTTTACTCCTGATAACTGTACGGGTTTTAAACCGTCAAATTTAACCGAGTACTCGTACATATTCGGATACTTGTTCAACACTTCTTTGGTCAACTCTTCCTTTTTGAAAGCGTTTTTCCAAATTTCAGACTCATTCAAATGTTTCTTGATGTCAGCATCATTAACAGGTGAATAAACTTTTTCGTCAATTAAATTACTTGCCATAACTTTCGTTTTTAAATTACATTACAAAGATACAACTATTTTTTTAACTACCAAACATTAATTGAACTTTTTTTTTCTTTTTTTTTTGAGGGTATGGTGGGATTCGAACCCACGGCTTTACGGTTTTGCAGACCGTCCCCTTTGTCCACTCGAGCACACACCCATTTTTTAGTACCCCCACTGGGAATCGAACCCAAATCTACGGTTTAGAAGACCGTCGCTCTGTCCGTTGAGCTATAGGGGCAAATTTAAGTGATTCTATCCGGATTCGAACCGGAATCAAAAGTTTAGGAAACTCTCATTCTATCCGTTGAAATATAGAACCAAATTTAATAATTCCATTACCTATTAATTTTGTACCACACCCGAGTCAGGGTCGAACTGATTCAGTCAGGGTGTCGAACCCATCCTCCATTAATAATTTACTTCCGTTCAATACCTTTACAGACGGTATTGGAATCATTGTAGTTCAGGTGGGGGTCGAACCCACACGGATTTCTCCAATAGTGTTTGAGACTATCGCGTACTGCCAATTTCGCCACTAAACCATTTTGTATTCTAGGTCGGACTCGAACCGACACGCCCCTTCCGGAGCAACAGGTTTTAAGCCTGTCATGTGCTACCAATTTCATCACTAGAACATTTTGTACCCCCGGTCGGACTCGAACCGACACGCCCGTATGGGCACCACAGCTTAAATGTGGCGTGTCTACCATTCCACCACAGGGGCATCTTTCAATTGTGTTGGTGACGGGGCTCGAACCCGCAAATCATTTTTTAGTTAGGTCACTAAACGCGCTTCCTTTTCTGAAACTCAATTCATACTAAACTAAGTGCATCCTCAAATATACAGTCATTAGTCCGCAAAGGTCTAACCACATACCCTAACACTAGTGTCGTTTACTAGCGACTATCCTTTTATCTTCACCAACATATTTCAAAGAACAAAAAACCCGAACTTTTTATCAAAATCCGGGTTTAAGTATATTTTCTAATTTACTCTTTCACTTCAGACTTGACAATTCAATTCCATTAACCAAACATAAGTTAGGTCTTAAAGATATTAATATGTTTCTAAAGTTTTTCATCAATTATAAATATATGAATTTTCATTTAAATTCTAAACCCTTAATCTTTTTTTGTTTTTGTATTACTATTACCTAATACATACTCTTCAAGTTCCTTTGCAATGTCAACCACATTTTTGTCTTTATATTCATCGACAGTTGCTGTGCTTTGTTTTAAATTAATAGCCTGATTTAAACAGGTTAATCTAAATTGTGTTTTTTCGTACTTTTTCATAAATTAAAATTTTAGTACTGCCTGCGGGAGTCGAACCCGTATTACCCAGGTTGAAAACCTGGTGTCCTAGACCAATTAGACGAAAGCAGCATCTTGAGGTGATATTGTTTATCACCATAAAAAAAGGTTGAATGACTGTGAACTACCCATTACGGTTCACTCTATACTGCTTTGTTAAAGTTTTACGTAGCTACGGCAATGTGGGTGCTGAACATTATAACCCAAGGGGACGTTGCAACATCTGACCTTGGAATGAACAGTCATTCAATAAGCTTTGTCACAGATTAGGATTTATGGTTTGATCAAAACTGTACTCAATACGTACCTAATGACTCCTTCTTCCATCATCTAATTAATAGCCTTTCTGTGACAATATTTTTCAATGAACTTAATTATTTTTTAACCAAATCAAGAATATAATCCCAATGATAATTAACGCTAGGATAAATCCGAAAATTAGTGGTGATAATACCCAAAACCAAGACCAAGTAATGAAACCTGTAAGTTTTAAGACGATGAATACAATGGTTAATAAACCTGTAAACCCGATACCACTTGATGAACTACTTGAATTACTCATAACTGTTGTTTTTAAATGATGATACAAATATAAGGATAATTTTTGAAACTACCAAACATTTGTATCATTTTTTTTAATTTTCTTCGTCTTCAGCAAATTTTACAGAAATAGTACTTCCTGAAATTGGATTTTCACTTAATCCATGAAATGCTGAAACATCTGAAGTACCAACGTAAGCGTGATTGCTCAAATATGAACTACGGAAAGAATATTTCCAATCCCACTCGTCATTAACTAATTGATTGAATTCGTGTTGTTCAATTTCAACAGTTTCGTCAACTGACATTTCCAACATTTTAATTGCCAGGTTGTATTCTTTTTCGTGTGATTCAGGTTTAATTAATTCAAATCTAACTTGAAAACTTTCTCCTGATACAACTTTTTCCAATTCCTTTGTCATTAAATCCGCGGCTTTAACACGATAAGCTTTAATAGCTTCAAGGTATTCTTTTTTATGCTTTTCACGATTTTCTTTAACGATAGTCAAAAGTTCTTGTTTACTAACTCTAATCTTTTCCATAATTTGTCTATTTTTACAAATATACATAAAAAAAAAAGATTAACCAAATTTTGATCAATCTTTTTTAGTCCCGTAACACGAATTGTGAAGTTTTTCATCGTCATAGCACTATCAATGAAAGTTTCAATCATTATACTCCACTTACTTTGTAGGGCGACCATGGCGACCGTAATTCAACGGACTGAGATCCAAAGTCTTGTTTCCTGTTGTTAATTCAACTATATCGGGATAATGCTCCCCCCTGTGGTGTTGTAGGATTCGAACCCACTCAATGTGCTACATATAAGGTCACTTGTTTTTCACGTATCCGGAATATTGTGTCAGTAATACCAAATCATCACCCATCCCTTTAACACCAAATAAAAATTCTCCCAAACGCCTATCACATCCCTTTACTCTTGCGTTTCTATGTCTTGCGGACATAGGGGTTAGATAAAATCTAAACGATTTCTTCGACAGGGTATGGCATCTAAGAAATCTCCCAAAAAGAATTTTAGTCATGTGGGTAGGACTTGAACCTACAAACTTGGTCTACGAGTACTCCGCACCATAAGTTACCATTCTAAACCACACGATAGATAGAACATTTAGTGGTCGCAGTCATACCAATCTTTCAGGCAGAACCCCCTTGGACAGACTATCATAGTCCCACATCTTAAAAGCGGTGAATACGGGATTCGAACCCGTGACCTTCTGCGTGACAGGCAGACATTGTGACCAGACTCTACTAATCCACCGAATGTAAAAGAAAGGGGGATAAACCCCCGTTTCTTAGATTTGAATTGCACGAATCTCTTTCAAGATTTGTTCTGGGTTGATTTCAGATTTCTTAACCATTTCGAAAATGTCGCTTGAGTAACCGAATAGATTAATCAACTTTTCGTTTTGTTTGAACATTGTAGTTCCGTAACCACATAAGTCAATAGAGTAAACAAATGGTTGCCCATGTGTCTTCACATATGTTTGGTATGTTGAGTTACGAAGAATTGAATCACCTCCTTGCATGTCAGAGATAACGAAAACACGGTCATACTTACCTTTCAGCGTTCTGAAGATTGTGTTGAAATCAGTACCTCCACCATAACTACGGTTGATAACCACGTTCTTAATTGTGTTAACAGTATCCAATGGGTTGTAAGATAACTGTTCGCAACTTGTAGAGAAGTGGTACATGTCTGCACCGATACCCTTAGCCAATGTTGCTCCAATCAAAGCGGCCTTGTCAACAGCTCTTGAATTGATTCTTTTTTGACCCATGCTGATAGCACTTGTCATATAACCTGAAGTGTCAATTACAACGGCAGTTCTACCGTATGTGAACAATTCTGTCAAGTTTGGAATAGCTAACTCGTATGCTGTGTTAACAGCGGTCAACAGGGCAGTTTTACGTGATGCGTTTGTGAAGTTTCCTTCATTTAACAACACTTCGAAAGCGATGTCGATTTGGTGTGGAAAAACAAGACTTTTACGTACACGTTTTTCATCAGTTAACATATTCATTGCTGACTTGAAAACTTCGTCATTTGTTTGTTCAACGATGTTACGTAAGTTTCTTAACAGAGCTAAGTAACCTAATGTACCGTCAACAATCAATTCCTTCCAGTTTTCTGCTTTAGCTTCCTGTAATTCAACTGCAGCTTCCGCCTTAGTAATCTTACCTGATTTAACCTTTTCAGCAACTTCTTGGCCAGCCTTTGTATTCTTGTCTTCAGCGGTATTGAACTGTTTCAATTCACCCTTCATCAATTGTTTGAAGGTTTCTTGCATCTTTTCAGTTGGTTTTGGGTGAACCATGTTCACTAAGTCAACCAATGTTACAGACTTACCCTTACCTTGGTATTTAGCCAATTCGTAAGCGTCCGCTGTTTCCAATGCACGTTTGAAACCACGTTTAATTGAGTTTGGTAATGGTTTACCTGGGTTACGCAAGAAGTAGTAAGAAATAATTTCCAACATGTCATCCAAACGGAAAACAATACCACCCTTGTTTTCTTTCCTATCACGTTTAGTGAAGAAACGAGTTCCAAGTTCTTTACCTGACAATACTGATAATGCTGCTACAGCTCCAACATGGGTAACTGAACGTTGTCCCATTACTGTACGTGCGTAAACTAACGCTTTTGCGATCAATTCAGGGTCTTTCTTACCGACTTCTTTGATTACTTGAATCAAACGTGATTCACGTTCGTTCTCCTTTTCATAGAAACGACCTTCCAACCCTGTGGCTAACAAACCAACCAATTCCATTTCTGGCTTGAATTTGATTCCTGTACCACCTTGCTTGTTTTCAACTACATTTGATGGAGTTGATACTTTTGTGTTGTACTTTCCCATAACACTAATAATTTTTAATTAAACACTAATTTTATTTAGGTAAAAATCCCAACCCTTTGGCGGGATTATAAACTTTCTTTTCAAAAAAGGGAATATTGGACATGGTTTGTTTTCAATTGTACCATTTTGCTCTTAGTTTCGAAGTAACCATTATCCTTACCACTTTTATAACTGTCGGTTACGTGCAACATTTCTGTTGTAGAGGCTTGACCGACATCATTTTTTTCAAGAGAGAAAAGGTGACTGTGTGTTTGTTTTTCGATGGGAGTCGAACCCACTACTTTCTGCGTTTCAGGCTGATGCTCTATCCAAATGAGCTACGATGTAACACAATCTATTACTACTCTTAATATCTTCACCCCAAGGTTTGAATTTCTTCAGGGACACAAGGGGAATATTTTTCGATTGACACGACTAAGTACCTCCTGAGTACTATTTTAATCGGAGTGTATGCCGACCCGTATTCAATCAAGTTTTTTTTTTAGAAATCTACCTTTATACCATCCTTCAGGTATATTAGGATTTTCTTTTTGTATTTTTTTGTTTTCATTTCCGTTTGTAATCCAACATGTACCAAATTGTGTATTGTTTTCACCTTTTCGTAACTTGGATAAACTAATAGAAATTAGACCTTTTGTTTTTTCAGTATGACACTTACCGTCCCATATTCCATTTTTGTTGTTTACGGTCAAATAATTTTTAACACCTTCAGATACTTTAGTATAATGATTTTTTTTAAATTCTTCATCTTCCATTAAATGAAGAAAACTTTCATTACCTTTTTTGCCTCTTATTTTAGCGTCTTTTTTAGCTACATCAAAGAATTTTTTTCTATGATCTTCAGACCAAAAACCAAAACCACCTTGACCCCCAACAACTAAATTTAGACATTTAGGGTCTTTTAGTAAATCTTCATTTACTATATCACGTTCTCGTTTATTTAATGTATTTGAATCTTCGCAAAATTCAAGTATTTCTCTTTTGAAATTTTCTTTTCCGTGAAAATAAACGGAATTTCTAAGAACTTTTCCTGATCCTAAATAACCATCATTTAAATTTAACGTTTCATGCTTTCCAATATAAAACTTACCATTTTTTAAATTAGTGGTTTTATAAATAAAATATAACTTTTTTACTTTTTCCATATAAATAAATATACGGAAAAATAATAAATAAGTCAAGGGTGGGGAGTGAAGGACTTGAACCTCCAATGTCTTTCGACATAATTTTCACATAATTATTGCTTTACCTTCGAAGTAACTAATTCAATTACTACTGTCGCCAGAGAAAGGCTGAGTTAGTGTTTTTCTTTTTTTTGCTAACTCCCCATATAAGTTTAAATCAGAGAAATTGTCGTGAGTGTAATCATATTTGACTATTTAAGAGATAGTTGCTCAACCACTAAGCGAATCGTCCAAGTTTTTGGCGGACAATAAAGGATTCGAACCTTTGTTTTCGAAGTAACTCAATAACTTACTACTGATTATATTTTTCAATATTTTAAAGAACAAGTAAGGTAATATTTGAATGGGTATATTTTTGTTGTTTTCAGAATAACGAAGTAACCCTTTCGTTTAACACTTACATATTTGTGGTCTAACAGGGACTTGAACCCCACTCCTTCTTCCGATGAGGGAAGATGTGCCCGTACACCAATAAACCGATTCTTGGTAGGATGAGAATACTCCTCTTAGTGACCTGTCTTTATTAGGATTATTTGTTCCCTAATTTTCCACCATCTTTTGAATGGTATCAAGCCAATGCGGGTTATTTAAGTGAACCACTCTTTGAGTTACAAACTACTCTCAACTTAATCCGTCTCCTCAACCCTGCCGAGCTGATTCACACTTGCGGTGTTAGAAATTTTTCGGTTGAATCACTTGATTTTGGCTATTACAAGTGGCAATGGACAACCCATTACTGTGTACGCACCTTTCGTCTGCAACTGGTGAACACTTTTGCTTTATAATTTGATTATAAGTTTTGCTTAAAAGGCAAGTCATAAAGTTTCGGTTTGTAGATGAATTCAGGTAGTGGTTCACCACTGGCTTCGTAACCTTTTGAACTACGAAATACCAAACTACCCGATGTATTATCCCTAATACCATATTTTAAGTCAACTAAGATATGTCGAACGTCTTGGTAGACATTAAGTAACTGTTCAGCGGCACCACCCGTTCTGAACACCTACAACCTCATTTACCTTTCGGTTTTAAGCTAACTCTAATATTGAATTACGCAATAATGTGAAGGGATTAAGTTCACACTTCTTACAAAAATTCTATGGATTATTCTTATTATCCTTCCGGACTCAACCCGACTATCTACTTAGCCAGATCATCCAACCATTTCGCTACGGAGTTACCCTCACTACTTCAGGTCAAATGATATTCCACTTGCCTACTCGAGCTCAATAACCTTTCGATTATTAAACCGCAGACAGGACAACCAATCCCATCCACTTTATCCTACTTTCGTAGTTTATTTAACGACCATAGGCGGCCGTCTTGAACTTGTAGCTCGTCCGAAGACTTTAACCCGAAGGTTACTACTCATTCATAAAATTTTCAATATTTTCAAAGAACTGTCGTTTTTTATTTGATGTTACAAAGATACGAATAATTTTTGTAACTACCAAATTTTTGAACAACTTTTTTTTTTAATTTTTTATTCCTTTCGGACTCCATACTCAAAACGTTTCATTTACAACTTGAAAAGTTTCTTTCTGGTGTCCTATTCAGAACGTTGTGGCGAGAGAAGGATTTGAACCTCCAATTAATAGCTTATGATTCTATTTGTTTTCCGATGAAACTAAATCTATTACTACTGTTGCCAGAGAAAGTCAGGCTTAGCGTTTCTTTTTTTAACTTTCTCGCCATGTGTTTCAATATTTTTAAAGAACTTTGTTGTTTTATTTCGGTGTACAAAGATACATACAATTTTTGTAACTACCAAATTTTTGAACAACTTTTTTTAATTTTTTTCCTTACGGAAATTGCGGGGATTGCTGGATTCGAACCAACTTGATTTTAGTGAAAGTAAAATTTATTTCCGAAGTAACTAATCTAATCACAACTGTTGCCAGAGAAAGTCTAGTTTAGTGTTTTTTGAATAATCCCCAAGTGTTTTAAGTAAGAGAAAGTCTGACAGAGGTTATTTGTTGTATTTTGTGGGATTTGAACCCACGACTTAAAAATCCTAAATTTTTCGCCCTACCAACTGGGCTAAAAATACGAAGTAACTCTAATCAATTACTACTTACTATGTTTTCAATATTTTAAAGAACTAACTTTTGCACCGACGCAGGAACTCGAATCCATTTCAAACCCTAACATTTCCCTGTACATGGAAAAATCTGAGGTATCGGGATATACAACCTTTGTTCACGTTCATACTAGTATATTACTATCAGTTTGGAATATCTTTAGATATCATGGATAGACTCAAACATCCTTCTAACCTAGTTTACTTGTTACCCGACTTTCGCATCAGCATTTTAAAGAACTTTGTTGGTTTAAATAATAAACTAACTTGTAGCGGGGGAAGGATTCGAACCTCCGACCTTTAGGTTATGAGCCTAACGAGCTACCATCTGCTGCCACCCCACAATGTATTTTTTAATCGTGTACAAATATACAACTAATTTTTCATTCTACCAAATCTTTTGTTACTTATTTTACACAAAAACGTCAATTTTGCGTAATATATTTCACTTTATCAATTTTTTCGTCTGGCTCTTTCGCTTAAACTTTTGGTTAATATATCAATACCTTTAAGTGTTCTGACATATTTTCTTATTATTTCAAAATTTACGTTTTCACCTTTTTCTGCCAATGAAATAGTACTACGACTGACACCCATTTCTTTAGCCATTTGTTCTTGTGTAAAATTCCTATATAGTCTTTCGTTTTTAAGAATTGTTGGAATCTTACTGGTTAATCTAACCATAGTATTGAATTCTTCTTCATCTTCATCAGTTCTAACTTTATTTAATGAAAGTTCTTTTGATTTAATATTTAAAAGATTAGGATTAATGTTATAGTAATGATTAATCCAATATTTTTCTCTTTCTGATAAATCATCAATGTTATCAACTTCTTCAATTAAATCTACAATAGGATATAACCAATTTTCATTTAACTCTTTTACCCATTCATTAACTCTATCTGAATGTGATTGAGTCAAATGTGATAAAGCTCTTTTAGAGCCTACTGTGCTTTTACCTATATACTGATAAACGTCATTTCTTGGGTCACGAAGACCATAAATTATATTTTCCATATTGAATGATATTTAATACATAAATATACAATTTTTTATGGAAAATACAAAATTTTTAGTTAATGAGTGAAAAAACAATCATTTCCATTGTGTTTTTCTATTATGTTTCCAAGTACGATACATTCTTACTTGATAACTCATTAGACGTTTCCCCGAATTTTTAAAACCTGGTCTCCATTTTGGATAGAAATGAATTCCTTCATCCCAATATGGATCAAAGTAATCCGGTTTAGTCACAATGTTGTACTCTTTTCGACAAGTTGTTGTCCTTGCCTCTTTAGATTTTTTAAATGGTTTCATAATATTAAGTTATTTAAACCTAATACCCATAAAACCTTGTAAATCCTTTTTTCATTGTTTATAATTTTGTACCGATGGAGGGACTCGAACCTACAACCCTTCAAAATCATTTTACTACCTTGCGTTAGATGCACCTTAATAACAAGTGTTCAAAATCATCATCTACATCAGATTACGTTGTATCTTCACGCGATTAAATACAATTTCATCTTCACGTTCCACTTTATCAGAGTGGCGCTCTAACCAATTGAGCTACATCGGCATATTTTTATTTTCTCGATTCTTACCTAAATGGTAACCATCACAAAAAATACATTTGTAAACGGAAAAATGTACACCCCTTTTCTTTTTTAAAGATTCGGCAGCTTTTAATGCCGATTCTTTGGTGTTATACATTACTTTTAATTGTCCGTTATCTTGTCTAATATGGGAATTAATATGGAACAAACCCCAAGCATTTCCCGTAATAAAGAAATTCCTAAAAGCTCTTTTAAACGGGCCTTGTTCTTTTATTCCTAATATTAAATTCCTTAGTTTCATTTCAATTTCAATTTAATTATTGTAAAATAATCTTCTTCATCGTAAATTTCGATATCTTCAGATTCAAGACTATAATTACAATGGTCACAATCCCATAAAGAAGTTATTAGTCCTGTTTTAAATTTATCCATATCACGAATATTCAAAAGTTTTTCGTGACAAATTAATGGATTTGGAAGATATTTAACTTTTAGAAATTCTCTATATTCTTGAAGTTCTTTCCATTCATCTCTAGCGTTAATTACCCCAGATTTACATCTTTCATACCATTTTTTATCTAAACGATTATATTCACGTTGTTCGTCAGATGATACTAAAATTTCTTTTCTTGTTCCACCTTCAACACTTAATGTTGGAAGAAAACGGTTAACGATATCTTCACCAACAAAATAACCTAACTGATATTCGGCGGTTAAACTTTTTTTATAGTTTTCACGTTTTTGTTTTGCTTGTTTTTGCCATTCAGGGTCATTTATTTTTTTCATTAAACGACTAACAACATCACTTTTTTCTTTCATAAATTAAAGCTCATTTGGTTACTAAATACGGCTCATATTTTGATGATTTTGAGCCAGAAATTAAATAATTGATCTTCCTTTTAATTTTACAATGTCAGATTTTTTATTATCTGCGTTATAATGGTAAAATCTACCAAAAAAATGATCAGTAATCGGGTTGTTAAAAATTCTTGTGAATTTTATTCCAGCCTTATACGCACTTCCATGAATTAATAGACCTTCCATCGAACCTTTTTTTCCTGTTAATGAATCAGGTTGAGGCGTATCTAACGTTTCTTTATAAAACGTTTCCCAATTTTCCATTAATTCATTCTTAACCTTTTCATCAGTTATTTTAAAAATTATGATGTGTTCAAACAAATGTAATAAACCATCATAACCACCTGTTAAATCGTATATTCTTTTCTGATATGTATGAAATAAATTTAAATCAAATCCTTGGATAATGTCACAATACATTCCATCTTCAATATCGTTTAATCTAGTGAAATCAACACTATTAATTGATGTGTCACCATGATATAAAACGTGTTCAATAATATCGGTATCCATAATGACAATTACGTCACATTCTTTAAAAGCTACTTCAACTGATTTCCTTTTTAAATTGTAATTAAAAGGTTCATCGATTTTAATAACCTCGACATTATCCATATTATTGAATTCATCAACAGAATCAGTTCCGACAAAAAATTTTATATCTTTTTTATAGAACTTCATATTGTTAATCAAAAAAATACACTCTTTAATATGTTCTTCACCGTAAGCTAATAAACAAATTCCTATTTTTTTCATGATACAAATATACAAAAAAAATTGAAATTAAAAAAGTCTTGTGAGGTTGGAAGGATTCGAACCTCCAATGTTTACCCTACGGGAACAGATTTACAGTCTGTCACTACACCACCATCGTAGCCGCAACCCCAAATTTTGAATTTCTACGCTTCCGTACGCTCCCTACGGTCTATAAAATTCTAACAGTCTGTCCGGGTGGGCCTAGAGGGACTCGAACCCCCAAGCGATTAAGACTTGATTTACAGTCAAGCGAGCCAACCAATTGCTCAATAGACCCATTCTTACTACCAAACAATTTTGACGAATTCCCACGACCAATTTTTTTTAATAATGTGTCTTATAGGTTTATCCATCCATTGTTTTTTATTTTTCGAAACTAGTTTCCAATTTGGATTTCTTAGACTATCATTTCTACGGCCACCGTAGTCACCATATAATTTATGATCTAAATTGTCACCTAAATGATAACGACACCAACTACAACTAATTTCGCCAGTTTGATCCAAATAACGTTTACGAACTCTGTTATATTCATAACGATTCGTAGTTTCATCCATGATTTTTTTTGCTTTCATAACTTCTAACATTTGTGTTAGAAGACAGATGCCCTTTCGTTTCTTTTCATCGTTTTTCCTTTTTGTGTGACCCCGGAGAGACTCGAACTCTCACGCCTTTCGGCACTAGATCCTAAGTCTAGCGTGTCTACCATTCCACCACGGGGCCAAAAGTAGGAGGACTTTCACCCCCTAAGTTGTTTCTTTACGGCATTAACCTGAAAGTTTTCAATTTACTTTCTAAGGTTTTATTACCTAACCAATACGTGTATTCATCAGCCTTTTTATAAGCTTCGAATTGCGATATGGCTTTAACATAAAAACTTGTGGTTTCACCACTCGTAAGGGTGAACTCCACCAACCAATATTTCATTGGTTGTTTCGGATTGTTCTTGGATTTTTCCATTTTCATAACCAGTAAGAACTACCTGGCTACGATGAATTTACCTTTTTCATGTTAATCAATTTTGTGCAGGTAACCGGAATCGAACCGGCTCTATTCCAGCTTGGAAGGCTGGCGCACCACCATTTATGCGTCACCTGCGTTTGTGATGGTTTTGTGAAGATGACCATCGGCACCTTGAGTCTAGGGTCGGATTCGAACCGACGCGTCCTTTCGGAACTGGGTTACAAAGCCAGTGCAATCAACCGCTATGCGACCAAGACATAATTTTTGAGCCCCCGACCGGCTTCGAACCGATAACCTGCTGATTACAAATCAGCTGCTCTACCAATTGAGCTACCGAGGCATGGAAAGGGACAGGTTATTTATACCTTCAAAGGACTCCCTTAGACCTTATGAGCGAATAATGGGTTTCGAACCCACGACCTTGACGTTGGCAACGTCACGCTCTGACCAGCTGAGCTACATTCGCATTTGCACCGTAGTAGGTGTTAACCCCTTGTAGAACCTACGGTATATTTAATTCTACTTTAGTGATCCCGGCGGGATTCGAACCCACATCACATCGTCCGTAGCGACACATTCTCATCCGTTGAACTACGGGACCAAAATTAAAAATTGGTTACTTTAACCACTTACCCGATTTTACATATTAGTGTTTACCTTTATTGCGGTTATTCAGGTAACCTACAATATTCCTACCTACCCACCAATTTTGTGACCCCTCTGGGACTCGAACCCAGGACTCCCACTTTAAAAGAGTGGTACTCTATGCTTGCGCTGCCATCTGAGTTAAGAGGCCGTCCTTAAATAAAAGTACTTTTTGTACTTTAGTAGCGGGGGTGAGAATCGAACTCACGTAGTCCTGGCTTATGAGACCGGAGGGTGACCAACAACCTCCCCACGATGTATTTTTAATGTGCTCCCAATGAGACTCGAACTCATACCCACTGATTAAGAGTCAGCTAGTCTAACCGTTGAACCTATAAGAGCAAGGTTTTAAATCATAATATGGATATTTTGACACTCGTTTCAGTTACCCACATCCAGTACCATAGACGGCAGCTACCCGTTTCTACATGCCGGTGGATTATTATAATTTAGTGGAGAAGACGGGACTCGAACCCGCAACATCCTGAGTGCAAGTCAGGTGCTCTAGCCAAATTGAGCTACAACCCCATAATTATTAATTTGGTTGTGATAAATCATTATATCACTATTACCAACCTTCGACCAATTAATGTGGAACGTGAAGGGCTTCGAACCCTCGACCTTCTGATTGCAAATCAGACGCTCTCGCCAGCTGAGCTACACCCCCATTGTATTATTTCTTAAAAAATTAGGTGACGGCTCTTGCGATTACCATTACACGTACTTACCCATCGCTGAGACCTAATCCTTTTGCGGTGCATACGGGAATCGAACCCGCTCCGTTCTCCGTGACAGGGAGACATCTTAGCCACTTGACCTACACACCATTTTTAAAAAACCTATTCAGTCTAGATATCAGTTCTCGCGATCCAACTATCAATTCAACCCCCGACCTTTCGGTTTGTACTAAGTACGGGGCTCGAACCCGTAACTCCCACCTTGAAAGGGTGGTGGCATATCCTGTTAGCCTAACCTAGCATCTTATAATGATTCTTTAAATAAGAACCAATTTTTTTATTATTTAACCCAACATTTCAAAGACCTTGTTTTTAATTTCGGTACAAAGATAAGGACATTTTTTAAACTTCCAAATGTTTTTGTACTTTTTTTTAAATTTTTTTTTTAAGTGGTTTAATCCACATTTGCACGCCTCCAAGGATTCGAACCCTGACTAAACAGATTTGGAGTCTGTTATGCTAACCAATTACAACAGAGACGCGTATTTTTCAATGAACTATATAAAACAAAAAACCCCGAATTCACATCCGAGGTTCTTTTCAATTTGACAATATAATGGTTATAATGTAATCAAACTAAAAATCTCTCGGATACCCATAATGCCTCCTTCATCCGCCCATTTTTTGTCGGTTGTACCAAGTGACCATGTATATGAATATCGTTTCATTGTTCTTTGTTTTTTAATTTCTTTACAAATATATACATAAATACTGACATTGCCAAGAAAAATCTAAACTTTTTTTCAAAAAATATGAAAGTTTTTTCTAACTTACTGATAATCAATATTAATAAAAATAACTATTTTTCGACTCAAACATACTATATTGGATATTTATAATAAATGAGCAAATTAATCGACATATTCAGGGACAGAAACGATATCAATGAAAAAGTTATCGTTGGATACATTTCTTTTTGTATCATGGTAATTTTTGCAATATTAGATATCGTTAGTAGTTATCTAGGTAAAGAATTATTGGTACATCAATTTATCTTTGACGCCTTTTTATATTTAACCTTGGGTTCATTTGGCATTTCATCTGTTGACAAATTTACAAATAAAAGAAATAGTCATTCAGATAGAAATGAACCTGTGGATGATAATTCCTCAAACGAACAGTTTATTGACCCGAGAAATGACCCGGCAAATATGGACGAACCTGATCCTAACAGGTAAATAATTTATATATCTTCATTATTCGGTTACACATTTCATAGTCTTCGTCTTCTTCGAAATATGGAAGGATATCCCTTTTCAATACAAAATATTGATCTCTTGAAAAACTTATATCACTATCCCAAAAGACTCCATTTATGGTCGCTCTTAAATTAATAGTCAATATATTTTTAGGTGACCCATTAAAACTTTCAAAGATTGATACGATTGTTTCATAAATTTCTGACTTGTGTTCATTATAAAATTCATTGAATGAATTATAATTCCCATGATACTCTAAAATCCTGAAATACCCAATTTTAATTCTTTCTGTTATCGCTGCCATATTCTGTATTTTAAAATTTAAGACAAATATAGTTTATTTTTTTGACTTCACCAAATATATTTATACCTAAATATTTTTATTATGGTCTTATCAATTATTCAAATTTTAATATTTGTTAGTTACATCACATTTATATTAATTAAATTTGGTGTGTTACCTTCGATATCGGAATCATGGTATCGTTTACGTGATCTTGGTGGTGTTTGGTATAGTTTATTTACTTGGTTTTGTTGGACATTAGGATTCACTATGTTATTTCAGACTAACGGAAATACCCCATTATTCTTTTTATCCGGAGTTGGATTATGTGCGGTTGGTGCCGCAACTATGTTTAAGTTAAAAGATGATATTCAACCTTATATTCATTCTATCGGTGCCGCAATCGGAATAATCAGTGCATTAATTGGACTTGGAGTTGAAAGACACGCATGGTTACCTTTAGTTGATTTTATTATTTTAGCTGTTATCCTTTATATTTTTGTAGATAAAAATAAAACGTGGTGGATTGAAATTTTAGCGTTTTTGTCAATCGGATTAGGATTATTATTTACATCATAAAAAATCCTCAACGGGCAGTTGAGGTTTTATAGGTCATTTTGGCGGGTTCAATCCCGTACTTTGGAAAACGAAAAGATAATCGACAAAGAGAATCTTCAGAGATATAAATATATAATATTATTAAAAAAACTTGTATAAATGAAAAAAGTGGTTATTTCTAACCACTTTTTTTTATGAAACCTTTAACACGTTGTCATTAAATGTCAGTAAACAATCAACGTTTTCTTTAATATTACCCCTGAGAATTTCATCACTTAGAAAATCTTCACAAAGGTTTTGGATAATTCGTTTAATCGGTCTTGCTCCGTATTCTTCCTGATTGTTAAGACTGAAAATTTGTTCAATCACCGAATCATCAAATTTAATTGAATAATTCTTTTGTTGTAACCTTTTAGTCAACTTAGCAATTTCGATATTGATGATAGATTTCAACGCTTCTTTACCTAAAGAGTTAAACATAACCACGTCATCAATTCTATTCAAGAATTCAGGTGTGAATTGTTGTTTCAGAGCCTTTCTAACCATAGCCCTTTTAACTTCGTTTCTTTGTTCACCGCTTGTTGATGTTTCAAATCCAACACCGGCACCGAAATCAGACACCTTTTTCGCTCCAATATTTGAAGTCATTATGATAAGTGTATTGGTAAAATTTACTTTTCTACCAAATGAGTCTGTAAGATGTCCTTCGTCCAAAATTTGAAGTAACAAGTTGAAAACGTCTTTGTGTGCCTTTTCAATTTCGTCAAAAAGGATAACAGAGAATGGGTTATTTTTAACTCTTTCAGTTAATTGTCCACCTTCATCGTAACCAACATATCCAGGAGGCGAACCAATAAGTTTCGAAACATTATGACGTTCCATGTATTCACTCATATCGATACGAATGATTTTGTCTGGGTCACCAAATAAAATTTCGGCGATAGATTTGGCGAGATATGTTTTACCTACACCTGTTGAACCTAAGAAAATGAATGAACCAATTGGCCTTCCACCATCTTTAATACCTACACGATTACGTCTAACCGCTTTTGAAATGATTGAAATCGCTTCATCCTGACCAATTACTTTTTCTGAAAGTAATTCTTCCATTTGTAACAATTTTTTCGCTTCACTACCATCCAATTTACTAATCGGAACTCCAGTCATTTCAGTAATCATACGATAAACATCGTCAACCGTAACATGGATTTTGTTGTCTTTCAAACTTTCAATCCATTTTGCTTTTTCGGTTTCAAGTTTTTTCAACAATTTCTTTTCTTCATCCCTAAGCTTAGCTGCGTGTTCGTAATCTTGTTGTTTTACAACTTCGATTTTTCGTTCACTTAATTCTTCGGCTTCTTTCCTTAAAGTTTCGATTGATTCAGGCATTTCAACAAGAACTCTTTTTTCCGAACCAAGTTCATCGATAACATCGATTGCTTTATCAGGAAATAATCTGTCGGTGATATACCTACCAGCCAAATGTACAATTGTTTCAACGACTTTATCTTCATAAATTACTTTATGGAAATCTTCATACATAGGTTTCAAGTTTTGGAGAATCTTGATTGTTTCATCCTGTGTAGGTTCTTTAAGGATAATTTTTTGGAAACGTCTGATTAATGCACCATCTTTTTCCATATGTTTCTTGAATTCATCAAGAGTTGTTGCACCGATACATTGGATTTCACCTCTTGCTAAAGCGGGTTTTAAAATATTTGCGGCATCCATAGAACCACTGGCATTACCCGCACCAACCATAGTATGAATTTCATCGATGAAAACAACAACGTTGGTTACACCTTGTAATTCATTTAGGATTGCTTTGATTCGTTCTTCAAACTGACCACGATATTTCGTTCCTGCAACTAAGGATGTTAAATCCAAAGCGACAATACGTTTATCAAGTAAGCTTGTCGGACATTCGCCACGGCTTATTAATAATGCAAGTTTTTCAACTAACGCAGATTTTCCAACCCCTGCATCACCAACGATAATTGCATTATTTTTCTTTCTACGAGAAAGAATTTGTGCAATACGTTTTACTTCTTTATCTCTACCGATTACAGGGTCAATAACCCCTTCCTCAGCCAATCGTGTCAAATCCCTTGAAAAGTTATCAAGAATCGGTGTATCCGAACCTTTCTTACCTTTTTTAGAACCTGTGACTGGACCATCTTCAAAAAAATCTACTGACATATATTTTACGTTTTAAATTACGATACAAAGATAACACTATTTTTTTAAAAAACAAAACAATCTTCATTTTTCTTCAAAATAATTCAAACTGACAAAATGACACGTCATATCAAGTGGAATATAAATTGTATAGTACTATATAAATAATAAACAAAGAAAATTTTTAAAATTATGGTAAGATTATTTAAAGACCCGTTTTTTAGCACTATTGATAGTGTATTTGAATCAATGAGTAATGTTGTAACCAAACCAAGCTCAATTGTTGATAAAACTGATAACGGTTATAAATTGACAATATTGGTGCCAGGTTTAACCAAAGACGATTTAAAAATAATCGTGAAAGACAGAAAACTAACGATTAAACATGAATCTGAAGAAAATGATTTTATTAATAAATTTACTAAATCATATTTTCTTTCAGATGACATTATTGAAAAGAAAATTACGGCTGAGGTTAAAAATGGTGTGTTAGTTGTTGATTTACCAACTAAAGACGAGGAATCAGTCGAACAAGTTATCAACATAAAGTAATTTTAACCCCTTTAATTAGGGGTTTTTTATTTCATTTTTTTTTCGTATATTGGTCCAAATTATATTATTATGAGCATTATTTCTGAAAAAATTGAAGGAAAGATGATTAATGTAGACATTGAATCATCAAATTTAACATCTGCTTCTTATGATACTGAAGCTAGTACATTAACGGTAACTTTTAAAAGTGGCGGTATTTATGAATATGAAAAAGTTCCTTGGGATGTTTTTACTAAACTAAGAATGTCTGAATCACAAGGTAAATTTTTTAGTAATAATATTGCCAAATCTTACAGTTACAAAAAGTTAAAATGAGTTTATTTGAGGAATTAACCGAAGACAGACAAGAAGACGAAAAAATTGTTAAATCTTTTAAATCAAAAGATTCTTTATCACCCGATATTTTCAAGCGTGATGGGGAATCTTTTGTTATGCTTGATGAAATTAGAAAAAAATTATTACTAGCATGTAATGATTTTTTAGATTCCCTTGGAGTGGAATTTTTTATACACGACATTATATTAACAGGTTCATTAGCCAATTATAATTGGTCGGAATATTCAGATGTGGATTTACACATATTATTAGATATGGACGAATTTGGAAGTGACGATAAAAATGAAATTCTACTTAGAACTATTTTTAAGGAATTCTTTGACACTAAAAAAGATTATTGGAATCTTAAGCATGATATCAAGATTAAAAACTTTGATGTTGAAATTTACGTACAAGATTTAAAAGAACCTCATACTTCTTCTGGTGTTTATTCATTAATTCAAAACAAATGGTTGATTGAACCAGAACAAACTAACCCTAAAATAGACGACAGACAAATTATTGAAAAAGGGGAAAAAGTGGAAAAGAAAATAGAAGCATTATTTAATAATGTGAAAGATAAAGACATAATAAGTCAAATCGATTGTCTTAGGGATAAGATAAGAAAATTTAGAAAATGTGGTTTAGAAAAGGGTGGGGAATATTCGTATGAAAATTTGACATTCAAATTATTAAGAAGAAACGGCTCGATAGATAAACTATTGAAGTTAAAAAGGGATATTATAGACAATAAATTATCTATTAAATAACAAGTAGCCACATTTTTAGTTATTTCGATGTATTTATATGTAAAATAAGAATTATTTAAAATCAGATAAAATGAAAGAATTGAGACCACTTGGAAGTGAAAAACTATCTGGGGATGACAAATTAAAAAGAATCCTTGAATTAACCTATTGGGGTGATGTTAAAAAGAAACCTTCTGTTGACAAGCCTGAATTTGTTACTGAATCTAAAATCGGTGGCGTATATGGTATCGTTAAAGAAAAAGATGGTTTTTATGTGAAAAAAGGATTAAATGAAAGTTCTCTTGAATATATTGGTGGTATGTTCATGAAAAATAAAAATAGATTTTCATCATATGGTGAAGCATTTAAACGTCTTGAATTTTTAAAAGGTCAAGATATTCTTCAAGAAGCTACAAAATATGTACTTAAACAAAATAAACCACCAATGGAAGCCCCTGTTCCTGCACCCGCAATGAGCGAACCACCAGCACCGGAAAATACTGACATTCCACCTATTCCAACAGGAGAAGAACCTTCACCTGAAGATGAAATGCCAATGGGTGATGAAGGAGGTGAAGAAAATCTTCGTTCAGGTTATATGGAAGCTATTCAAAAATGGTCAGGTAAATTGGGTCAAGAATTAAGAGATCAAAAAGAAAAACTTGAAAGTGACGATATTAAATACGTTCTTAACATGGTTATTTCGGCTCTTGATTTACAAAAATTAGATGACGAAGATATGGAAGAAATTGCTTCTAAATTTGATCGTGATGAAGAAGAATTTGAAAATCCTGATGGTGAAACTGCACCTGAAGATGAATTAAATATTCCTGAACCAGATGAAGAAGTTGATGAAACTATGTCTAAATTGAACGATTTCGTTAATACACCAACTGATGATGACGATTTATTCGGTGAATTTTCATTAGGTAATGATGATGAAATGGATGAAGGTGATTATGTTGGTGACGGTGAAGAACCTGTTGTAATGCATCATGACGCTGAACCTGAATTATCACAAAAACCAAGACAACCAAGATTCAAAACTAAACCAGTACAACAAGCAAAAGAATTTGAACTTGACGAATTAGCTGATGCAGTTAATAGAATGATTAAAGATAATTTGTCTAAATATTTTGAATAATTTATGAGGCTAATTTTTATAAACGAAATTGGACTAGATTATAAACATCAAAGACAGTATGAGTTTATTTTTAGTGAAATGGATGAAATAGACGTTGATGAATGGTTTACTATACCCGCAGCATCGACATCAATTTCCAAATCACCCGATGTAGAATATATAAATTTAGTTGGATTATTAAAAGATACCGAATTAGAATTAGAATTAATACAAAATTCGGATTATTTCGGAGTAATTGACGCAGTTCACGGAATTATTTCATTAGGATGGGAAAAATTCGATTATGATGCTGCAGATTCAAGAATTTCTTTTAAATTTGGCGAAAAATTAGAATCGGTTGAAAGAAAACTTGAACAAAGGGGATATGAATTAATAAAAACAGAAATATAAAACATAAAATACAAAATGAAGAGATCCGAAATTATAAACCAATTATTGAAAGAAGGGTTCACATCAAACACCCTTATGAATTTTTCTGATAAACAATTATTAAGTTTATCATCAAGAATCAATGAATCTTTAACCGTTAGTCAAAAGACTTTGGATACCGATCCAAATACTAAAATGAAGGTAGATAACATGGCTAAAACAACTGACGTTAAAATCGTTCCAGAAGGCGGTGTTCCCGGATTGAAAGCTAAGGTTGTTAAAGAAACAGGTGTGCCTGGGTTGACTGCTAAGAAAAGTAGTGGTGAATTGAAGAATGGTACAGCTGAAAAAGAAATGAAGGAATCAGGTGTTCCCGGATTGACAGCTAAGAAAACAGGTAAAGATTTAAAACATGGTACTGCTGAAACTGAAATGAAAGAAAGTGGTGTACCAGGTTTAAAAGCTAAAGAAGTTAAAGAATCAGGTGTGCCTGGGTTGACTGCAAAGAAAACAGGTAAAGACTTAAAACATGGTACGGCTGAAACTGAAATGAAAGAATCGGGTGTTCCCGGATTGACAGCTAAGAAAACAGGTAAAGATTTAAAACACGGTACTGCGGAAACTGAAATGAAAGAAGCCGCGGGAGCAATGCCTGGTTTAACTGTTAAAGGTAAATCAACATCTACACCAACTAAAAAAGTAGAAACTGATGAAGAAGAAAATATTAATGAAAAGAAACCTTCATCTGGATTATCTGCTAAGAAAAAAGGTGAAGTTGTTAAAAAAGCTAAAGCTGGTGAAGATATTGGTAAAAAAGGTAAAGGTTTTGAAGCCGTAGCTAAAAAAGCTGCCAAAGAATATGGTAGTAAAGAAAAAGGTGAAAAAGTAGCTGCTGCTTCAATGTGGAAAAATATTAAGAGAGAAGAAAAGAGTATTAACGAGTGGGTTGACGATGTAGCACAAAAACACTACCGTCCTTTCACTACAAAAGGCGACATTATGGAAATGATTATGACAAAATTGGATGAAATTGAAGTTGAGACAAATGAAGAGGTAACTGAAACATTACCAAAGTTTTTAAAGTATCAGGAAATTAAAGGTGGCGGAGCTGCTCCAGCACCCGCTGAACCAAAAACAAAACCGGGTACAAAAACTCCACCAAAACAAAATCCGAACGAAAGACCAAAAACCCCGTATAAACCTGGCCCTGGCATAAATCCAGCACCAAAAGCGGGTGTTAGATAAAATAATTAAAAAAATAATGAGCAATAAGCGAATATCTAAAGAAAAATTGTTATCTTTGTACAAACAAAATTTACAAGAGATGGCAATGGACTTTCAAACACCTGATAGACCCGAAAGAGGTCTTCAACAAAAGTTGGCTGCTGGTGACACCACACATAAACATATACCGTATCCGGAAACAGGAAATCCTAATCAGAATTTCCAAGAATTGTTAGCATCTGACAGGTATCGTCAAGTTGTGGCAAAATTAAGGGAATATGTTCCCAATGCACCAACTTTAAGTCCTTCAGGTGACCCAAGAGGAATGATGCCGTTGATGATGTTAATGATGCAAGCTCACAATAATATTGTTCAAATTGAAAGAAATTCAAGAGAACAACTTGAAGCGTTAGCTGTTGAGTTAGTAACAAAAGAAATGGGTATTCCTGAAGGGTCATTACAATTCGATGTGAAAATTGTTGGTATGGGTGAAATCGATACAGATGATTTCAACAAACCACAAGATAATCAAAATCAACCTGAAGGCGGTGATGAAGAAGGTGGAGAACAAGAACCGCCTGAAGCTGACGAAGATTTTGAAATTGAAGAGGATTTATTTGGTAATCTTCAAGGTCTTGATTTAGAAAAAGCAAAAAGACGTATGATTAATAGTGTTATACAAGGTGCATCCAAAAGAGGCCACTATATGTATAATTACGTTGCTGAAAGAATTCAACAAATCACAGGTTCACAAACATTGATTGCTCAATACGGAATATTAATGTCTATTAATGATACGTTATATTGGCAAGTAAGTGATGATACAATGAAAGCTGCCATGGGTGGTGGTGAAGGTGACTTAGTAGGTGGAAAAGAATCTATTGATGTTCAAACTGACCCCCCAACAATCATTGCAAGAGGTGTTAACTTTCCAATATTAGTACATGAAATCATTAAAGGTATCATGGAATTATTCGGAACTAGAGGTAGAAATGCTGAAAAATATCAAGAAGTTGAAGCCGAAGAAGATACAATGGAACAAGAAATTTGGGATTTACGTTTAGGCCCAGCAATTTGGGATAGATTAAGATCTCAATTTCCTGAAGAAATTGTAATCGATGAAAACAAGGTTGAATTACAGAATTATCTATTAACTGAAATTTTTGAACTTCCGCCTAAAAAATTCTTCGTATTCTTCAAAGAAGTTTTAACTCAAACTGAAAGAGGTAAACGTTTAATGGACATTTTAATGGACAACGTTAATAGAATATTCAATGACATTAACAATCAAGTGGAACAAGAAGACTTCGATGAAGCTTTGGAAGAAGCAACTGAACAAGTTAACGATGAAGACTTAATGAATTTCTTAACATCTTTAGGTATTAAATTAGATAGGAAAGATAAATTTGGTCCTAACGCAACTGAATTTGATCCTGACCAGGGTAATTAACAAAACTCTAAAACATATTTAAAAAAAGTGGTTCCGTCAAGACCACTTTTTTTATGCCCTTTCGTGGATATTTATTATAATAATAATGAATATCAATGAATAACAGAATAGAACAACTTAAAGAGTACGCTCGAATCATAAAAGATACACCTTATGCTTTAAGGACGTATCTTCAGACTTATGATAATACACAGAAAAAATTTGTACCGTTAGATTTATTCCCCGACCAAATTGCCTTAATTAATGATTATGAGCAACATAATGAAAACATTACTAAAAAATATCGTCAAGCGGGGGTATCAACAGTAACCGCGGCTTGGGTGTCTAAATTATTACAGGTGGCTAAACCTGATAATCCCCATAAAATTTTGATTATTGCAAATAAAAGGGATACTGCGGTTGAAATGGCAAATAAGATTAAAGAGTTCCTTAGACAATGGCCAGATTGGATGAATATTGGATTTGACCCTGATAAAAACTCTGAAAGTAGATTTAGATTAAATAATGGTTGTGAAGTAAAAGCGGTGGCAACATCAAAAGATGCTTTACGTGGTTTCACACCTACGATGTTAATTTTCGATGAGGCCGCCTTCATCGAAGCAGGGGACGATTTTTGGGCAGCTTCTATGGCTTCCCTTTCAACAGGGGGTAAGGTGATTTTAATTTCAACACCTAATGGACACGACCAAATTTATTACCCAATTTATAATCAATCACTAACTGGCGAAAATAATTTCCATATTACCGATTTAAGATGGTATAAAGACCGTAGGTATGCCAAAGATATTAAATGGTTAAAGGTAACTGATATGGTTCATTATATGTTAAATAGGGAATTATATAACGATGATGAAATTACTCTAGACCGTGAAGTTATTGATGATTTTGATGAAGTAATTGAACAAGGATATAAACCATATTCTCCTTGGTATGAAGCCATGTCAAGGAAATTAAAATGGGATAAACGTAAAATTGCACAGGAAATTGAATGTGACTTCTTAGGGTCAGGTGATGACGTAATTCCACAAGAGGTAAAAGCTAATATCGCTAAAACAATGATTAAACCACCAAAAGAAAAATATATGAGTGGTACACTTTGGCAATGGAAAGAACCAATTGTAGGACATAGATATATTATGGGTGTTGATGTTAGTCGTGGGGATAGTGAAGACTTTTCTTCAATCAATATTATTGACTTTGACGATAGGGAACAGGTAGTTGAATATGTGGGTAAAATTCCACCTGATAGTTTAGCCGAAATTGCATATAGATGGGGTACACTTTATAGTTGTTTCATCGGTATCGATATCACGGGTGGTATGGGTATCGCTACTTCTAGAAAACTTCAAGAAATGAACTATAAAGACCTATATATCGATGGAATTAATGTTAAAGATATGTGGAGTTATAACGCTAAAGCAATGGATAAAATTCCGGGAATTAGTTTTAATAATAAACGTACACAAATTGTTGCTGCATTTGAAGAACAATTAAGAACAGGATTTATTGTTAGGTCTGAAAGATTATTAGCTGAATTAAATACATTCGTTTATCTTAACGGTAGACCTGACCATATGAAAGGTACACATGATGATGCTATTATGTCAATGTCCATTGCATTGTATATTGGTGACATTTCTTTTACCCAACTACAAAGGGTTGAAAGTCAAAATAGGGCTATGATTGAATCATGGACTGTAAATGAAAGGACATATGAACCAAATAAATCATTTTATTCATACGGTACAACATTAGACCCTGTTGGGTTTATGCAAACTGACCCGACAACTAGTTTTTATAATAATGGGATGACTAACCCGATGAATATACCAAAAGAAGCGTATAAAGAATATTCGTGGTTGTTTGCTAAAAGAAAATGAGCTTTATAATAATAAATTTAATACTTATATTCTAGAAAGATATTTATATATATGGAAAATAACAATTATACTGTATTTCAGAAGTTAACAAAGATGTTTGGATATCCTGGACAATCTAAACAGGAAGATAAACCAAATTTTAACTTTAATAAGGAACAGATTCTTAAAACTGACAGTAAAGAAGAATATGAAAAAGCGGTATTACAAGCCCAACAATCACAATATATTGCAGATAAATGGTCTAAACTTGACCAATCTTTATATAATCAATCGGTTTATTATGAACCAAATAGATTAGCTGCGTATTATGATTATGAATCAATGGAGTTCACTCCTGAAATTTCAGCCGCTTTAGACATTTATGCTGAAGAATCAACAACTATGTCGGAAAAGGGTAAAATTTTAACAATTTATTCAGAATCCGATAGAGTTAGAAACGTTTTGGAAGATTTATTTGACAATAAATTAGACGTTAATACTAACCTACAAATGTGGGCGAGGGGTGTTTGTAAATATGGGGACGATTTTGTTTATTTAAAGATTAATCCGGAAAAAGGGATTATCGGTTGTCAACAACTACCAAATATTGAAATTGAACGTATTGAAGGTGCTTCAGGTAAAACCCCTATCGTTGGAAATGATTTAAAATTACCTTCAAGAGAATTAAGATTTACTTGGAAGAATAAAGATATGGAATTCCAATCATGGGAAATTGCTCATTTCAGATTATTGGGTGATGATAGAAAACTTCCATATGGTACTTCAATGTTGGATAAAATCAGACGTATTTGGAAACAACTTTTACTTGCAGAAGACGCTATGTTAATTTATAGAACTTCAAGAGCACCTGAAAGACGTGTTTTTAAAGTATTTGTTGGAAATATGGATGATAAGGATATCGAACCTTATGTACAACGTGTAGCCAATAAATTTAAACGTGACGTTATTGCTGACGCTAGGAATGGTCAAGTTGATATGAGATATAATCAAATGGCTGTTGACCAAGATTATTTTATTCCTGTTCGTGACCCAAATCAAACTATGCCAATTGAAACATTACCGGGAGCACAAAATTTAGGTGAAATTGCCGATATAGAATATATTCAAAAGAAACTATTAGCAGCATTACGTATTCCTAAAGCTTTTATTGGTTTCGAAGAAGTTGTTGGAGAAGGTAAAACATTAGCATTAATGGATATCCGTTTTGCTAGGACAATCAATAGAATTCAAAAATCAATGATTCAAGAATTAAATAAGATTGCAATTTTACATTTATTCCTTTTAGGTTTTGAAGATGAATTAGATAATTTCACTCTATCATTAACAAACCCATCGGCTCAATCTGATTTATTACGTATTGAACAATGGAAAGAAAAAATTACATTATATAAAGACGCAACTTCTGACCAATCACAAATGGGTATTCTACCTGTTTCACATACATGGGCTAAGAAAAATATCCTTGGTATGAGTGATAGTGAAGTGATACTTGATTTACAACAACAACGTATGGAAAGAGCAATGGGATTTGAATTAACAAATACCCAACTTGTTATTAAACGTTCAGGTGTATTTGATGAAGTTGACGCTAAGTATGGTATTCCTGAAGAAGAAAGAAAGAAAATTGAATCTTCGGGTAGTGCCGGTGAAGCACCTGGCGGTGGTGGAATGGATATTGGTGGCGGAGGCGGTGGTGGAGCACCTGAACCAATGACCGCACCTGAACCCGCAGCAGCACCCGCTGGTGGCGGAGGTGGTGGTGAAGGCCCTTTAAGTGAGTCGTCAAAAGATGAAAAATTATTAGGTATGTTCAGTTCGGGTGAAAATTTTAATGATTTGTTTGATATTAATAAGGCTCAACGTAATATTTATGAAATAACAAATAAACTTAATAAAATAATTAATGACTAAAATGAATACATTTGGAACAATTAAAAGTAAGTTATTAAAAAAACTTACAGAATCATATATTTCAAAAAATAAAACTGAAATTAAAGAAATCCTTAACATTGTTAAATCTAATAAGGAATTTAGAGATTTGTATTTGTTTTATGAAGAAATAGAAAACAAATACATTAATGACGCTGACGTGGCAAAGTTATATGTTGAAGAATTAGGAAATATGTTGAAAAATAAAAAGGTTTTGGTTGAAGACACATGTAAATTATTGGATTCAAAATTGAATGATATAATCATTGAGGAAAATAAAATTTACGACGCATTAGATCAATTATTAGACATTGATAGTTTAAAAAACATTGAAAAAAAAGTGGTGGCAAAAAAGAAAATCATTGAGGTTGTAACCACAGAAAAGAAAAAAGAAGTTACCGAATCGATTGGATACACAAAAAATGAAACTTTATTACATACTATAATGGCCAACAATTTTAACTCGTATTATGAAGAAGTTTTAAGTGAAGAAGAACAGACTGAATTAAAATCTATTTTATCAATGCCGAAAGAAGAATTAGAAGAAAAAGTTAAAACTATTAAAGAAGGAATATTAAGTAAAATCGATAATTTAATAAATGAATCATCAGACGACATGTTAAAAGTGAAATTAAGTGATGTTAAAAAACAAGTTTATGACGAAGGTTCGACTAAATATAGTTATTACAAATTAAAAAACTTATTAACTGATATTCAGTAATATAATAAAGAACCACTTTTATAGTGGTTTTTTTATGCCAATTTTTTTTCGTAATGTCCATAATTTTCGTTATATTTTATATACACACCATAAAAATTGTATATTATGAAATAGAAAGATGAAAGTAGGCAAGTTTATTCCCTTGGGGGAATATAACAACGTAAAGATTGGTTATGGAACGGTTGATTTTAAAAACCTGAAAACAATTTACATTAAATTAAATTCTTGGGTAGAACCAAGTAACGATGAAGTAGATTTTAATACTTTGATTAGTACATCAAGGCGAAAAATAAAAAATAGAATCTACGGATTAAATAACAAAAAATTCAAACCTCAAAGTATTGTTGATCTTGACATTAAGACGAATGGAATTAAATTAAACAAAAGATCGTTTATGAATTTGGAAATAACCTTATATGTAAACGAATTTTTTGATGTCAAGGCAAAACCTGTGAAAACGGAGATTAAAAATCTAGTCGAGGAGTTAATAAATGACGATTTAATTGATAAAAATCTATTTAACTTCTACGATAAGAAGAAATAACTAAAGTTTTAAGTATTTATAGTAAAATACATTACTATAAATGAAAATTTTAGGTCCGAATGAAGTAGGTAGGGGAATCTTAATTGAATATGACGCTGGTCATATATCCCCAGATGAATTACACAACAAGGCGTTAATTACAGAAATGAAGGAGATGGACTTTTCGAAAGACCTGATCCTTTATGCTGTGCTTCAAAAATACGACACCCCCAATAAAAACGGTAGATATTACCCGAAAGCAATTTTAATGCGTGAAAACGACAAGTACCAAAAAGTTATTCAAAATGGTGCAGCATTAAACGAATTAAATCACCCATCATCTTCTTTAATTGATTTGGATAGAGTTTCACATTCTATATTAGAAACATGGTGGGACGGTAAAGTTTTAATGGGTAAAATAAAATTATTTACATCGCCTGGTTGGAAGAAAATGGGTATTGTAAGTACAAAAGGTGACCAAGCAGCTATGCTTATCATGAATGGTGCAACATTAGGGATTTCTTCTCGTGGTGTTGGTTCATTAAAAAGTGTACAAGGACAAAATGTTGTACAAGAAGACTTTGAGCTAGTTTGTTTTGATTTGGTGTCGTCACCATCAACTCCCGGAGCATATGTGTTCCACGATCTTGCCGATAGAGAAAAATACGCAGAATCTATCGAAGAATCAAATCCTGAAGAACATAAAATTAAAAAACTGATGAATAAACTTGATAGTTTTTTATATAGATAACACTTTTATTTATCTTAAAGTGTTGCTAAAAAGGATTTTTTGAAAAAACATAATATTTATTAAAATAAGAAACAAAAAAAATGAGTAAAATTTCACTATTAGAAAAAGCATTACTTCAAGTTGAAAGCCTTGAAGATGCTGTTAAACAAAATGCAAAAGGTATACTTGAATCTACAATGAAACAAGAGCTAGTTGATTTACTTAAAGAACAATCGGAAGAAGAAGAGGAATTAAACACTCCTGAAGAAGAAGAAGAAGTTGACGCAGAAGATGCTGAACTTGATACCGATAGTGAAGATGAAACCGCTGACGATGAATTCGGAGCAGAAGACATGGACGCTGATACTGACATGGGTGGCGAAGATGAATTCGGTTCTGACGAAGAATCAGAAGAAGGTGATGAAGATGATGAAGACGTTCTTGATTTAACAGGAGCATCAGATGGTGAAGTTCTAAAAGTGTTTAGAGCTATGAAACCTGAAGATGGTATTGTTGTTAAGAAAGATGGTAATAAAATCGAAATCAATACAGGTGAAGAAGAATTTATTATTCGTTTAAATGATGAAGAATCAGACGAAGATGAAGTTGAACCTGATAATGATGCTGACGATTCAGAAGTTGGTGACGAATTTGGAACTGAAGACATGGGAGCTGAAACTGACATGGGTGGTGAAGAAGGTGTTGACGATGAAGAAGAAGAATTACCAGCTGAACCCGGATTATCTGACGAACTTGCCGAAGGTGAAGAAGAAGAAAATGTTTATGAAATAGAATTGGGTGAAGAAGAAGAATGTGAAGACGAATTAGAAGAATGTGGCGACAATTTACCTGAAGAGGAAGTTGGTGAAGCCGCAAGAACTAAATGGAATATTCATGGTGACAAAAATGGTATGAACAGAACAGGTTTGAAAAGTAAAAAAATGTTCAAAGCTGGATCTGGAAAAATCAATGAGGAACTTGAAACATTGAAAAAACAAAATGCTGAATATAAGAAAGCTTTGACTTTGTTCAAAGAAAAATTAAACGAAGTGGCTGTTTTCAACGCAAATTTGGCTTACGCAACTCGTCTATTTACTGAACAATCTACAACTAAACAGGAAAAATTGAACATATTAAAGAGATTTGATTCAATTTCTACCCTTACAGAATCAAAAGGTCTGTACAAAACTATTAAAACTGAATTGGAAAATAAAAAACCTATCAATGAAGCTTTAAATAAAATCTCTAACACACCATCAACATCTTCATCTAAAGAAGTTGAAGTTTTATCAGAAGCTAAGGCTTATGAAAACCCACAATTCACAAGAATGAAAGAATTGATGAAAAAAGTAAAATAAAAATAAAAAATAAAAGCAAATAAAAAACATTTATAAAATGGGAGCATTATTAGAATCAGGTATGGTTGGTAACATTGGTTTAAAACACCTTAGAGTTATCAAAGAAGATACCATCAGAAAATGGGAAGACTTAGGTTTCCTAGAAGACCTTGACGGTCACATGAAAGATAACATCGCTCAGTTATATGAAAACCAAGCATCTTATCTGATTAACGAAGCGGCTGTAGCTGACGCATCAGGTTCATTCGAAACTGTTGTATTCCCTATCATCCGCCGTGTATTCTCTAAACTTTTAGCTAACGACATCGTTAGTGTTCAAGCAATGAACTTACCAATTGGTAAATTGTTCTATTTCATTCCTAAAATTCAAGAAAGAAATTCAACAAACCATTGGGCACCTTATGGATATCCAAGCACAGGTGCAACTACTGACGGTTATCCAGAAAATCAAAGAAGTTTGTATGATCGTTTCTACGAAGCAAACGACAATAACGACCAAGGTTTGTTCGATTACTCAAAAGGTAATTATGCAAATATCTCTATCACTGGAGCTACTATCGTTACATTCAGTGCAGGTGTTGAGACACCAGTGGCTGAAGTTACAGGTACTACTTCAAGCGTTATTGTAAAAATTACTGGTTTCACTGCAGCACCGGGAGCAGGTAAACTTTCAGGTCCTAACGGTAACGAAATGGATACTGAAGAATTCTTGGCATCACTTCAAATTGCTTCTTCTGAAGTACAAGGTGGAGCTTATCTTCCTTACCACATCGTAACTCAAAAATACGGTAAAGGTATCGTTGAATACGGACAAAAAGCAATGGGTATCACTGGACAATATAACGACATCTGCGACGCTAATGGAGCAATCTATTTAAGTGTTGACCTTGAATCTTATAGCCCAACAGCTGGTTTCAGCCCATTAACAGGTGCTACTCTTAGCGGTTCTGACTTCGTTGTTACTTACCGTCAATACGCTTCTTTGGAATTCGAAGAAGAATTAGGTGAAGTTTCTTTCGACTTAGCTTCTGTAACTGTTTCTGTTACTGAACGTAAATTGAGAGCTAGCTGGTCTCCTGAACTTGCACAAGACGTTAGTGCTTTCCACAACATCGATGCTGAAGCTGAATTAACTTCATTGTTATCAGAACAAATCGCAGCCGAAGTTGACCGTGAAATTCTTCGTGACCTTAGAAAAGGTGCAGCTTGGTCAGCTAAATGGGACTATAATGAATGGAAATATGGTAACGGTGGTTTAGCTTATGTTGGTTACACTCAAAAAGACTGGAATCAAACATTGGTAACTAAAATCAACCAATTATCAGCTCAAATTCATAAAACAACTCTTCGTGGTGGAGCTAACTGGATCGTAGTATCTTCTGAAGTTTCTGCTGTATTCGATGACCTTGAATACTTCCACGTAAGTAACGCCGGTCCAGAACAAGACCAATACAACATGGGTATCGAAAAAATCGGAACTCTATCAGGTCGTTATGAAGTTTATCGTGACCCTTACTTCCCACCGAATAAGATTCTTATCGGACACAAAGGTAAATCATTGTTAGACGCTGGTTATATCTACGCACCTTACGTACCATTGCAATTAACACCTACAATGTACAATCCGTTTAACTTCACACCTATCAAGGGTATTATGACACGTTACGCTAAGAAAATGGTTAACAACCGTTACTTCGCAACTATCGATGTTAAGGGTATCTTTGTAATTGGAGTTGACACTTTAAGATAATATTAGTTATCGAGTATAGGAAAAGGGGACAAGAAATTGTCCCTTTTTTCGTTATAAAACAGTCCCACAATTAGTTGTAAAATTTTGGGGTTTGTTTTGTCAAAAAAAATGCGTATATTTGCATATAAATTGAATAAAAACATAGATATGACAAAAGAAAAAATTACAAAAACTCTTATAATAATAACCTTTTTATTTCTACTATCGAACAAAATTGGCGGAGAAACTTACATAGAATCAAAACCTCAAATAATTGAAACTGAAGAAAATATTAAACTGACACCTGTAAACGTTTATAAAAAAATTATCGAATATAAAATAGAACACCCAAAAATTGTTTTCAGTCAAGTTATGGTTGAAACAGGACAATTAAAATCACAAGGAGCAAGAATTAAAAATAATCTGTTCGGATTCAATAATAAATCAGGTCATATGGAATTTGATTCTTGGGAAGAAAGTATCGTTTATTATAAAGAATGGCAAGATAAAAAATATATTGGTGGAAACTACCATAATTTCTTAAAAAAAGTTGGTTATGCAAAAGATTCTATGTATATTAGGAAACTGATATTAATGGAATCAAAATTATTTAAAAATTCAATATATGGAGTGGAGTGATTATTTTTTAAACATTGCCGAGTGTGTCAAAACAAAATCTAAAGACGAGTCTACACAGATAGGCGCAGTTATCGTTGGTAAGGATAAAGAAATCCTTTCTACGGGTTATAATTCGTTTCCAAGGGGATTAGATGATAATTTACCTGAACGTCAAGAAAGACCTGAAAAGTACTTCTGGATGGAACACGCTGAAAGGAACGCAATCTATAATGCAGCAAGAGTTGGAACACCAATAGATAATTCGGAAATTTATTTAACATCCGGATTACCATGTTGTGATTGTGCTCGGGGTATTATTAACGCTGGAATAAAAAAAGTACATTGTAAAAGAGAATGTACGACAAAAAACAAAGATAAGTGGGGTGAACAACAAGCCAAGTCATTTATCATGT